GATCTCATCGAGGAAGCTGTGAAGATGAGTTCGGCGCAGCGCAGCATGGGTGAGCTCGTCGACGCGCCTTCCGGTGGCGGTGCGGTCTCGGAATTCGAGGCGTACCTGATGGACGGGTCGAACTGACCCGAGGAGTAAGTGTGAGATGGCTACTGAGACTTTCCGTCTGATGACACCTGTTCAGGTGCAGGAGCGTCAGAGCTTCGATCTGCTCGACACGACGCTGCTGAACCCGTTCAACTCGAACCCGCTCGTCATGGGCGAGTACCTGCAGTTCGATGGGGCTTTCAAGCTCATCCGTGGCGACGGCAGCGTGCCGGCCTTCGTGATGTTCGACGACATGGGCCGCAGCGACACCCAGGCCATCGGCAAGGTGACGTTGCTCCTCAGCCAGCCGACCTTCATGGGCGAGACGCTGGTCTTCGACAACGCGTCGCCTCCGGCTCTGGGTGACAAGCTCAAGGTCGCGACGGTCACGAACGCGGCTGCGAGCCTGACCAACAAGTCTGGTCTCAAGACTTGGTCCGTGAGTGGTCTGACGTTTGGCTACGTGCTCCGAACGGCAGCGAACAACGGCGGGTACCTCCGCTTCATCTCGGTGCTGGCGTAAAGGAGGCATGCCATGACAACCAACAACGTCGATCCCCGAATCCTGAACGACATGTTCAGCGCCAAGCTCGAGAGCGCCGTGACCAAGGAGAAGGTCGCGGCCTTCGGCGGCAGCTACATTCGCGACCGTCTGCGTGAAGTCAGCTTCGCGCGACAGATCCTTCCGCCTGAGATGGTGACGAAGGCCGACTGCCAGCGCTCCGTGAACCACGACACGCTGGTCAAGATCATCGACGTGGAGCCGAAGAGCCGGGCCATGGCGGTGACGTTCCGCGGCCAGCCTCGCGCTCGGTTCATCCGGGGCGAGCGTGCCGAGATCCCCTTCTTCACGATCTCGTCGGAAAAGTTCGAGAAGGTGGAGCAGGAGCTCCTCGCCTACGAGATGCCCATCACCAAGATCATCGAGGACAACTCGGTGAAGGACATCCAGGAGATCGAGGACCGCGAGTTCCTCATCCACATCGAGGCGGCGGTGCAGGCCATTCAGCAGGAGGCCAACAGCGGCTCCGTGACGACGCTGAACGCCACCGCGCTGCAGGGTGCCACTCCTCCGGTGGAGCGCAGCGTTCGCAAGGGCGAGCTGGCTCGCGCTGCGGACGTGGACAACGCCATCGTTCTGCCGCTGCAGAAGCCCGATCTCGTCAACCTGCTGAAGCTCCTCAACAGCAGGCGTCTGCGTGCGGAGCGCTTCCTGCTCACCGACACGGACTTCACCGACGTCCTGCAGTGGACCGTCGAGGACATGGGCTCTCGGCTGCAGTCCGAGACCACGACGGACGGCTACAAGTACAGCCTGCTTGTCGGCCACGCCTTCGTGCGCACCATCAAGAACGACATCCTGAGGACCGGCAACGTGTACGTCTTCACGAAGCCCGAGTTCTTGGGGAAGTTCTACATCCTCAACAACGTGAAGTTCTACATCGACAAGATCGCGAACCTCATCACGTGGCAGTCGTGGGAGGACATCGCGATTGGCATCATCAACATCGCCAGCGCCGCGAAGCTGGAGCTCTACAGCGGTGATGCCACGACCAACAACGCCGACAGCATCCTGTCCTCGGTCATCCCGGTGGCTGAGGAGGAGCTCGGCGCCGTCAACAACCGCGTCAGCCAGGGCCTGAGCTTCCCGAAGGTCGTCAGCTACTGATCCGCGGTCAACTCTGCTAGAATCGAGGGGTGCAGTAGAAATGCTGCACCCCTCTTTTTTGAGATGGAGGATTCGATGAGTGAGAGTTACTACGTTATCGGAACGACTCGCGACGCCAGGTACAGAACGTTCCGCGCCAAGTCTCCTGTGCGGCAGCGACACATGCGATTCATCTGCGGAAACCAGATCAGACTGCTGTCGGGTCGCGCCCAGCTTCTGCGTGAGGACTTCCTGAAGAAGTATGAGAACGAGCTCCGCATCCTGCAGCGGAACGGTTCCCTCGAAGTCCGCGTCGGTTCTCCTACGGGGCCGCGATACGATTTCACGGCTCCTGCCAGCGCCGACGCTGTTCTGGAGACCGTGTCGAAAGCCATCGCGGACAAGATCGTTGAGGAGCTGCACGCTCCGTCTGAGCTCCGAAAGCTGTTCGTGGAGACGCCGGTCGAGCCTGTTCCGGAACCCGAGCCGGTGGTCGAGCCTGCGCCGGTGGCTGAGGTGGTCGATGAGCCCGTTTCAGAACCGCCTCTGGAGCCGATCCCAGGAGATGCAGCACTCTCGTCGATGGGTCGGAAAGAGCTCGTCGTCGTCTACACGAGCCGCGGTGGTCAGGAGTCGGATCTCGACGGAATGACGAAGCGTCACATCTTGGCGAAGCTCAGTGAGATGCGAGACGCCAAATGAAAGTCATCTACAATCTGACTGATCTGAAAGCCGAACCTCGAATCATTCAGATTGGCACCCAGTCAGTGGGACCGGGCCGCTGCATCTCGATACCAGACGACTTTCCGATCCGTAAAATCTCCTACTTGGTGGAGTCTCAAGACATCAGCGTAGGTAGTCTTCCGGAGTGGTATCAGTCTGGGCTGCGGCAGCGTCGCGATGTAATAATGGAGGCATCGAGGAGGAAGTGATGCAGGGCCTCCCGCCTGTTGATATCCCTGGCGCCAGTGAAGAGTTTTGTCAGTTCGTGGCGTCGGTTCGACTCTATCTCCGTGACTTTCCGGAGTTGAACCGTCTCGTTGCTGGCGAGGAGACCAGCGATAGGATGATTGCGTGGGCCGCAATCGACGCTATGGAGGATTTCAACGGCACCCCGCCTTTGATCGGCACCTTCGTGTTCAGCGACTTGGCGCAGCGCGGTCTGCGGTCGTTGCTGCTCAAGGGCACTCTCATCAACATCCTGATGTCTGTGGGCTTGCTCCAGACCAGAAACCATCTGCCGTTCAGCGATGGTGGGTTGAACGTTGCAGTTAGCGACAAGACGCCGCTGCTGCAGAGTTGGATCAACATTCTCATGAGACAGTGGGAGATGGGCAAGAACAACGTGAAGCGTGCCATCAACATCGAGAACATGCTCACGGGTCCGAGTGGCGCGCACACCGAGTACTTCGCTTTGAGCGGCTACTACCATCTCGATCTGACTCGATAAGGAGGCAGTTGTGGCGACTTGGAAAATGAAGCGCTTTCATGGCATGCAGCAGCTCGAGGATTATCTCAACGGCGTCGTCTACGGAACGAAAGACCTCAGCGCCGGTGTTGCCATCAACGGTTTGACGTTCATCGTCGATGCTGGAGCTGGCGCAGTTACGGTGACATTCGATCACGCGCCACCGGATCTCGTTCCTTGGACTCCTGCTGAGATCGTCACCTTCATCAACACCGCGGTCGGTGTTGATGTCGCGACGCTCACGAGTCTCAGTGACGGTACGGCGCAGACCGGTGCCGTGAACGCCAGCAGCCGATTCCTGAAGATCTTCGTCAACGCGGCATTCGTCATCGACAAGGACGGCACTGCGAACACCCTGCTGGGGTTCAATACCGGTGCGGATACGAGTCGGGTAGAAGTCGTCAAGACCTCGGTCGTCGACATCATCCGATCCAGCATCGAGCAAGACACCTACATTCTGGTAACGAACGCCTAAACGGAGGACGTCGTGAAGAATCCCTTTGAGCAAATGGTTGCTGACTACCGTCGAATTCCAGTCGACGACGCCACGGCGTACCTCGCCAAACTTGCGGAGCTGAATCCGCCACAGGAGCCCGTCAAGACGTCGCTCGTTACCCTCGGGCTCCTCAAGATGGCGGTGCTCGACGCCACGCAGCCGCAGCTCACGGCCGAAGAGCGCACGCAGCTCACCGACCCTAGCATTCAGGCCGCGCTCGACTACCGTCAGGCCATGGCAGAGCGCGAGTCGTACGCCGGGACTGCGCAGGACGCAGAACAGCGCGCGCAACAGGCTGAGCAGCAGGCACAGCAAGCCGCGCAACAGGCACAGCAAGCGCAGCAGCAAGTCGCTGAGATGCAGCAGCAGCTCGAGCAGATGAACACTGTTGCTGAGCAGAACCATCAGCAGCTCCTGCAGGAGACCGCAGCTCGACAGCAGTCACAACTCGAGACGGTTCAGGCCAGGGATCAGAGTGTTCAGGAGCAGCTCGTCTTGTCGCAGAGCCGCGCCCAGATGATTCAGATGGCCGACGCCTTGAAGCAGCAGCTCGGCGGCATCATGACGAACATCGACGCTGCAGAACAGCAGATCGCGCAGAATCCGCTGGAGGTCGAGGCCGCGAAGCAGCAGGCTGCTGCACAAGAGCAGGAGATGGCTCAGCAGCAGGGAATGGCACAGGCGACTGAGATGGGTAAGCAGCAGGCTGGACAGGCTGGGCAGCCGCAAGAGGCCGGT